TTATAAGGCCAGCATATTCAGCATTATTCTGAGCAAGTCTCTTGAGGAATAATGGAATATCTACTACTGTTAAGAAGTAGTAACCTTTTTCATATCTATTCCACTGAGCCATCTCAGAGAAATCAGATACACCTCTAGCAAGTGTATATTTTTCAAGAGATTTAGGGCTCTTAAGATATGCATATATATTATTAACATTTGATGTAGTTGCCATTATTTTTCACCTCCATAACTTATTAACCTATGGCAGTTACTTTGAAGTACTCGCTCTGAACGAAGTTTCTGAACTTAACTTCAATAGCACCATAGAATATTTTGTTCTGTGCATATGTTTCATCCTCTACATACTCAAATGAGATTGAAAGGAATGAAGGTGCAATATTATCAATAACTTTCTGGATCTCCTGCTGATAGAATGTAAGATCGTCGCCATCGATAAATGTATATCTAATCTTAGGACATCTTGATCTAATAGACTTAATAAGATCCTGAACAAGGATAATATTATTAATATATGAGAACTGAGTATAATTTGTCTGTGAAGTATATTCAGTCTCTACAGTAAGGATACCATCATAATATGATGCATAGTTTACTCTAAGATCATCCAACTCTTCTTTTTCGTCTATATCATTAGGACGCTTTGTTGGAATATAATTAAGAGTACCATCTACAACACCATCAAGAGTAACACCATAAAGCTGGCCAGCAAAAGGTCTTGAAGAACCATTTACAAAATGGCTATAAAGAAGCTGAGCAATATGGTAACCAATTGTTACTGTGATTTCTTTATATGTATATGGATCATTTACATTATAGCTGTTATGATAGATTGCTGTGAACTTATCTGGAATGAACTTTGCATATTCTTCTTTAACCTGAACAAGATCATAAACATCTGTACCCATATCAGCAAAATATACACAGTCTTCACGGAACTGTACAAATTCCTGAATAGCTGTCTTAACATCGTTAAGTCTTACTGTTGAACCATGGATTTCTTTACCATGAGAATAGTTAGCATCAACAATAACATCGATCTTAATATTATCAAGATCATAGATTTCTGAATCGTATGAGCCATCAAATACTTTAACCATTCTTGCGTCGTATGTTTTTGAATTTATAGGAGCATCACCAAATGTACCATTACTACCACCACCAAGATTCATATGCTCAGTAATAGTATAATTATCGTACATATTAAGATGATCAGCTACTGACTCGGGATCTTTAATTGCTGTTGTGTCTGAATCCTCATCAATAATTTCTACTGTACCTGTACCTGTTGTTGGTGTACTTTCAGAAGTACTATCTTCAGTAGTAGTCTTATCAGTAACATCTGATACAGTATCACTTGTTGTTTCTACTGTAATACTAAATGACTCAGATTTTGTATATGAGTATTCATCCGTAACATCATCTGCTGATTTTGTTTCGGCTGAATCTGCCTTAGTACCATCTGCATTGTATGCAGTTGTAGTTGTACCATCATCATTTATTACATAATAGATATTAGTATCATTATTTTTATATGCTGTAACGATCTTAGTAGTTGCTGCTGTATCTTCTTCAGAAAGAAGACTAATAGTACTAGCAGTATCTTCTGTTTCTTCAGGAATAGTACCCTGTGACCAATCATTAGCATCCCAACTATCAATTTCACCAAGATCAATCTTTACAGTACCAGAAGTAGCTTCTACTGTAATAGTCTTAGTATACTGATATTCCTGTGTAGTAATAGCCAAACTAACATCAAGAGTATCAAAGTCTGACAAATTAGCTGTCCACTCTTCAACATTACCAGAAGTAGCAGCAGCATCGAGTTCAATAGCTGTAGTATCAGCATATTTAGCATTGCTATATGAAGTACCAGCAATCTTAGTAATCTTAACAGATACTACATTTTCACAATCTGCACCAACAGTATGTGAAGATTTATAACCAGTTACAAATTTAATAGTGCTACTACCAGTTTTATCAAATTCTGCTGCAGATATAGTTTTATCGCTAGTAGCTTTGCCTACTGAATCGAAATTATATGTTAAATAATTTGAATTATCAACATATATAACTGTATTACCTTTAGCACCCTTCTTATAATTAAGAGACTGCTTTCTAGTATCTCTAAGTGTAAGAATATCACATGTATTAAGTGTATCTACATCGATATCAAGAATAGCTGAAAGTGCATTAATAAACTGCTTAATTACATCTGCATTCTGCTTACAAATAAGCTGAGTAGATGATCTAAATGCATTTTCAACTGAAAGGTTTGTGCCATCATATACAGTATCAGGATCAAGAGCAAAGTTTACTGTCTGAAGAGTTTCATTGTCTCTCTTAATCTCAAGCTGATACTTAATGAAAGTATAATATTTAGAACCAGAGAAATCTGGAATAATTTTAATTGACTTGTATGATATACCTCTACCATTTTCTGCAATTACAAAAAGTGGGAAGTATACAGGGCCATCAACCTTGAGTGTATGATTTGTCTTATCGATGCAAGCATCATAATAATCATCATCAAACTCATTACCATTATTAAGTACATTTGCTACTGATGTATTAAATGCTTTCTTAATAAGTGTAGCATGATTCTTATAGTTTTCATACTCTGTACCCTTAGCATCAGGAATAACAGCTTTCTGATATCTAAGAGTGATTACATCGCCTTTCTTTTCAAGAACTGCAACTACACCAATATTGGCAAGTGCAGAATCTTCTGCTACAATTCTCTTTGCATAGAGTCTTGCACCTGAATTAATTGCCATAGCAGCCTGAAGCAATGGCTGACCATGCTTCTTAAAGCTAATATTGCTACCATAAAGAGAAAAGAAATTTTTACCTGAAACAATGTTATACTTCTCTGGACCCTGATCTGAACTAAAGCCAATCATCTGCAAAACCTGATAAAGGCTTGTATCAGTTATAGTAGGAGTAGTTATAGCACTGTTATCTATAATTGAAAATCTCGTACTAGGATACATTCTTTTTTCCTCCTTTTTAATAAAATAATTTATTTTTAAAATTAAGCTAAATGCTTTTATTCATATGTTAGTAAAGCCCTCTAGTTCATGATTATTTTTTCCTGTGGTACATCAGCTGTCTTATCATTAAGAACAGCACTAACCATAGCCTCGTCCCAGTTTTCACTAGTTACAGCAGTATAAGGGCTAACAAATTTTGGTACTTGTCTGATATTAATACATTTATATCCATACATATCAGATGATTTTGATAATCGAAATGGTTTACTTAAATCTTTTGGATCTCTACAAATTTCAGATACTAAGAATCCGAATTGCTGAGTAGTCATACCAAAGTTGGCTCCATTCAGATGTGCTGATTCTATGAAATATTCATACATAATATCATATGCTATTGTTGTTGGTATATGACCACTTGTAAATAACTGCATCAATAATTCTATATTATCTGCATCTTGTGGTACTTTAACTGACGTTACTACTTCGTCTCCTTTACGGAATTTTAAAAATCTGTAATCTTGAGACTCTGTATATTTAGTCAGTTTAATATCTTTCATTTTTACTATCTCCGATGGTTTACACATAAACATCGTCGGAAATCTAAATGGTTTTAAACCACTTGATTTTCCTGAAGCATTAAATATAGCATAATCCAATACTCCAAGAATATTAACATATTCACCTACTATAGAAGCATTCTTTGATTCGAAATAATACTCAGGAACATAGAAAATAAGTTCACCATCAGTATTAAATATCAATGCTTCTCCATCTCTTTTAAGAAATGGTGGTACATTATAAGCCATGTAGTATTCACCTCCTTATTTAGATGTGATTATCATTAATTATTAATCAATCCATTAGAAGAATACTACCTTAGGAATGGTTTCAGTATCAGTTGTGTACCATACTCTCTTCTCTCCAGTTCCGACTTCTGTTAAATGATGACCTCTGAAGTAGAGCTCTTCAATATAAATACTATACTTAGAGAAATCCTCTTCGTTGATCTGTGCAAGATTTATAAATCCAGCATCTTCTTCTTTAGTATCACTATGAAGATATGTATTATTAATGAATCTAAATATAGCTTCTACATTACTATAGTTGCTTAACTTAATTGGATTAGCAGAATGCTCAAATACATTATCTTTAATTACTATTAAAGCATTCTCTTCTACATTGGTTATAACTATAGCATCATTATATATTGATCCATTAAATTTATTATTACTTATTGTAGAACTCTTTAAAGCTCCATTTTCTGAATCTAGTTCTATATCATTATAATATGCGCATTCTATGCTATTAAATATATTATTTGTTATAGTAACAGATCCAGTACTATTTATAGTTACAGGAGTTCTAACACCAAGATCTTCCGTATAAGGAATATCGCTAGTGAATGTATTAGAATCAAGAACAACTTCATCTATAATACCAGTAGTTATTAAACTAGAACCATTGTTAAATGTATTGTTTGTAATATATACAATATTTTCTGTTTCAATACTATCATATGATAACTTAGAGTTATTAAATATGAAACCATCAAGGCTAACAGCTTTATCTACAGTCAAATCTTCATTGATTTCAAATTTGCTATTACCATATAATGTATCACCATCTTTACAAGCATCTAATGCTACTGAGATTGTTTCATATGTAGTACCATCTTTAGTTTTGATTACTACTTCGTCTTCATCAGTATCATCTTCTGTTACTAATGCAATAGACCTAAGAAGATTAATATCAAGATTTACTATATGAGAATTTCCTTTACTAGAACAATCAAACTCAAGATATATGCTAGCAACGTCTGTAAGCTGAGAATATCCCAATCTAGTATCAGGAACTGTACCATTAGTTACAGTAATCTTATTAAGAATACCAACATCTCTTTTAAGAACACCAGAGTCAGCATATATAAAATCATATGTACCACCCTCTGATACTTCTCCAACAAGAGACATACCATTTTCATAAGTAATATCTATATCAATAGTATTCTTTACTTTATAATCTATATTAAGAACAAGACCAGCATCTCCTCTATAATTTGGAACATATGTATTTCTTTCATAATCGTAATCATATACTGGTGTTGTTACCATTTCATGGGCATGATGACAAGGATCAATATGCATATGTCCATGATAAGTTTTATATCTATCATATGGACACCAGTGATCATCATAATGATCATGAGGATCATCAAAGTTACAATGCTGGTGAGGATGATTGATATAATTATCTTTATGACAAAAATCTTTCATACAGCTAGTATCATTACCGATACAATGAACATAATGGCATCCATCACAAAAAGAAAAATCTGGACTTCTCATTACATTTCTATGAGGATGAGGATGTTTACATCTCATCTTACTATTAACTGGATAAGTGGCCATAATATCACTCCTTTATTTTTATTATATGAATGTTGATCATTATAGGTAGCTTGTCTAAGACAAAAAATAGAGGATTGGAAATATCCAATCCTCTGATATTTAAATAAGTTTAACCTTATTTATTTCTGTATTTCTTTCTTGTGCTCTATTATAAGATGAATCTAATTTGTCTGTTACATAATCAGAATCAAATATATTATGCTTTATATCACCATCAAAATTACCTAAAAGCCATGACCAATATATCTTTTTAGCATACATGTTATCTTTAAGGCCTTTACCTGAATCAAGTAATTCTTTTTGCTTTTTCTTTAATTGATCAAGATCATTTTCTATTACTTTTCTCATCTTAGGATCTAGATTAGATTTAGATAATTCTCTTTCTAATAACTTTATAGATGAATTTGATCTTTCTATAAATACAGGATGTTCATCTAAAGCATACACTATAGCATATGAAGGAATTTCTAAAACTCCTTGAACAGCTCCTATAAGTGGAATATCTTTAAGTACTTTCTTTGTTATTATTCCGCCTTCATTTTGTTCCATCTTATACAATGCTGATTGAAGATCTTGAGAATATCCATAAGCTGTAGAAATACTATCTGCTATTTTCTCATCTTTATACTTATAAGACATCACTATCAGTGATAAAATTTGTCCTCTAAGAGCATCCAAAATTTTTAATCCAGCTCTTAAAGTACCAAATGTAGCAAAGTCTATTACACCACTTATATTATTTACAATATCTCCGATTATTGCAGATATATCATCAAATATACCATTAATATAGTATAATGGTTTAATATTCTTTCTAATATAAGTATCAATATCGAATAAAACATTTTTAATTGCCATTGGAGCCATAGCAGGTGTCAAATGTATTAAATTATTTAATATATGCTTTATATCTACTAATAAGCTATATATTATTAATGCCATATTCATTGTTCTAATATCTCCATCAACTACAGATGAAAAATTATGCCCCATTTCATGAAGAAGTATTGCCATAATTTCTGCATCGGTAAATTTATCTGAAAACATTAATCCTTGATATATAACTGTCATTACAGAATATTTGGCAGCTTTATCATATTTAAATCCATTTTTATTAGCTAATGCCTTTTTAGGATTATAATCAATAGCATATGATATTGGCATAGTATATGCATTATATGTTAAACCAGCCTGAATATATAATTCATAACAATATAATCCAAATATATTAGCTATTTTTTCATTAAACTCCAGTAACAATGGATCTGTATTAATCTTTATATTGTAAGCAGATCCAGAATATTTTTGTCTTATAGCCCCTAACAAAGATTGGCATTCAAGAATTTCTTTAGTCTTTCCGAAGTAAGCTTCATTAAGGGCATTAGATTTTTTTGATGATACCTCAGCAAACTCATACAAACTATCATCTATTTCATTAAGTTCATCTGGAAGTTCTTCTTCATAATAATATTCTTCTGAACTATCTTCACATTCACAGTCAATAAGAGATTTACCACATAATGGACATATCTCACTTTCAAGTTCTTCTGCTTCAAGATCAGAAATAAATGAATCTATCCCTTCATTATCATCAAGCATTATTGATATATGATCCTGTGATTCCATATCCTCTTTAAGAATTTGATCTAATGCGGTCATTATATAACCTCCTTTTTAAATTATTAATTTAATGTTTCCTCTTCCACTCTCTTTATCTCTCTAATACAATTTGTAGCATTATTAATAATTTCTTTATCAAATTCACTTATATTATCTTTTGAAGCTTCATTAAGATTCATAAGATGAGTTAAAAGATAGTAAGCATAAACCATATCAAATTTGTTAGATACAATATTAAGATATCTTTCAATAAAAGTGCATATAGCTATAATAAATTTAGCTATATCTATATTTGTAATATCTGTATCTACATGTTTAAATAATCCATTACCGGCTTCTGCTGCGTCTCTTACTATAAGATCTGAATGATTCTTCATAAGAATATTATAGTTAAGACAGCATTCACCATAAGTAGAAGCAGTATTCTTTGAGAATACTTTCTTTTTCATTTTTCTATCTTTCTTAAATGCTTCCATTATTTCATCATACTTATATGACTTAGTAAATACTTTAGACATATTTCTAAGTTTTTCAGCATTTTCTATATTACCATCTTCCTCTGCTTTCTTAGCATTTTCAAGTATGGTTACTTCATAATATTCTTTCATCTTTGTAGAGTATTCTCCAACAAGATCCATACCATCCATTTGGAATTCTTTCTGAATTATACTATTGAAATTATTAATTTCAGCATCTACAGTAGCACCAAAATTAATATTCTCAAGCGTATCATTAATAAAAGAATTTATATTATTCTGACCTGAAATACCATTCTCAACACAAAGCTTTGACATAAGAGATTGCATAGAGAAAGGAAGATCTCTCATTTCAATTTCTTTTCCTTGTTTTTGCTTTTTAATTATATTTATCATTGAAGCTACATCATTATCAGATAAACCATAATCAGAACTAAGTGTATTTTTAAGTTCTTCTGTTTTCTGTTCTTCTGTAGCCATTTCCACATTATATTCTTCTTGTTTGGATTCTTCTTCCAAATCATCAAGAGTAGTACCCATTACTTCCTCTGACAATTTCTTAAATGCATTCATTTCTGACTTTGTTTTTTCATCTAATATATTATTCATTTATCTTAATCCTCCGTTGGTGTTGTATTAGTATAAAATGATGCAGATAGATTATTAGCATATTCTCTCTGAATTGATAATCTAAGATCCGTTATAACTTCTCCAAAGTTTGCTTCCAATGCAGTATAATAAACTTTAGTATAGAACTGACCATCATTATCAATTATAATTGAAGATATAAAGTTTGCTCTTGCTCGATCATAGCAGAAGTGTAAAATATTTTCTAACGAAATATCAAATCCTTTAATATAATTTAATACTTCTGCTATATTGGCTGCTATAATAGCAATCTGCTGATCTTCATAATTATTCTTACCATATATTGTACTACTATCTTTAGACTTCTTATATTTATCTAACTTAAGAGCATTATATATAGAATCTTTTTCCTGACTAATGAATTTAGTAAAGAAAAGAACTAAATAATCTTTAAAGTTACATGCTAGAAAATCCCACATATATTGAGCACATGTGAAATAATCCATATCATCACGATAATTAAATGATACATTACACTCAGAGCATAATGTATCTATAATCTTTTCATACGTGTTTATTCTTGTCTGTTCTATTTCCTCTTTCTTTTCAGGGAATGTAACAAGCAAATGCTTAAAATTATTTTCAAGACTATTGATTATATTTGGTCTACTAATATAATTATTCATCTTTGTTTCTAGATATCTATGGACGACATCCATTAATAAATTATCATCAAAATGATCTAATATAGATGATACTTCTGATTCTGTCATAATATTATATTCATAGTTATTTGATGCAAATTGACTCATAATATTATCCTCCTATATAAATTTTTAATATAAAGTTTGATAATATGTATAAAATAAACCTGGGAAGACTACTATAAGCCTTCCCAGAATAGCTATTCTTCTAGATAATCAATATTATCATATTCATAATCTGCGTTATCAAGATCTGCATATATACTCTTATATATCATTTCCTCATTATTCTTATATTCTCTATCTAATTCTCCTTCAGCATATCCATACTTATCTTCATATACTCTTCGTATATGATCTTGAGATAATAAAGATCTCAATGCTTCTTCATCTTCTTTTTTCTGCTGTGCTTCCCATTCATGATATAGCATACCTTTAGCAGATTCCATTTCTTTAAGCTTTGTAGATATAGCTGGATGAGTATACATATCTTTAAGAATATCTGTTTTCTTTTCTTCAAATGTGATAACTTCATCTATAGAATCGCTATCAGTTACAAGATCACGTTTATCTATATGGAAATCTTCCTTAAGATTTACACCATAATACCATACATATAATGCAAGAAGATATGAGAATATTTGGTCATCGTGGGTATTGGATGAGTGATCAATTCTTCCGTTTTTCTTATATTCAAGACCTAAGAGCTCTTCATATATCTTCTTAGACACAAATTTATCTTTATGGTTCTCCATACGATCTCTAAGAATATCCATAAGAAGATTTCTGGAATCTTTGGTGTTATCGAAACCATATACTTTAACAAGCTGTTTTCTCTTTTTGCTTCTTATAGTCTGTACGGTTTCTTCTAACTCTCTTTCTTTCATCTCAAAATATAAGTATTTCTTTGCTCTAGTCTTGAGCAAGTTTCCTATGACAGATGCACCGAAACCACCATTTCTCTCTATATTAATTACACATCCAGCTGGAAGCATCTTTAATATTTCCAAAATAACAAGTGACAATTCATCCGTAGGAATATAATTACAATTAAAGTCAGCAAATACTTTAGTTGTGGCTGGATCAATAAGAGTAATAGCAGATGAATCTCGATTATAACCACCAGATACATCGACACCCATTATAGGAATTACTCTCTTTGTATCGATCTCTTGATATATATTAAAGTAATATTTACCGAGAAGAAGTACTCTCTTCTTAGGTTCTCTAGTAAGCTGAGAAACAATTTCCATTTGCTCTTGGGTAAATGGAGAATTATTAACACTATTAGACCATTCAAGAAGAACTTCTCTTCTGATATCAGCCCATGTAGCACCACCAGAAAGCATAAGTTTGCATATTTCTCTAAACCATTCTTCTGAACGTCCTAATTGCTGATAAGTAAATCTTATATATACGAAATCTGAATTTACATTTGCCTCAAGTAGTTGAGTCAATTGTTGATAATTCATATCATACCAGGATTCATCAAACTTAGTAGCATTCTCTTTCATATTGAAAGCTGAAAGTCCTTCATCTGTAGTCAAGAATCCAGGAGTTGTTGTAATAAGAATACCATATGCTGTACCATTTCTTTTAGCAATATCAGCAACAGTCTTAAATGCAGGTGCTGTATTTGAATATATGGTTTTGTTATATGGTATAAATGCCCACTCATCTGCCCAAATCAATGGAAGAGAACGACCTCTGAGGAGGTTTGCTGCTGCTTGCTCTGATCTAGCAGATGCTACAGTTCTAATCTTGTTGTTAGCAAATGGGTGTTGTAATGATTCTGTTGTATTTGGGGCTTTTAATTTACGACCGTCTCTACTAGAGAATTGTTGATCCATTCTAAGATAAGATGGAAGAGATTCTCTTAATTCTTTAAAAGCTTGTAAGTTTGCCTTAGAGTACTTCATCTGTATATGCAAGAATGATATCTCAGAATTAGTAGTACCAAAGTTAAACAAATATAAGTATCTACATAAAGCAGATACTGTCTTATATTGCTGTCTTGGAATCTCAAAGAATATATTAAGATTCAAACAAGAACAAAAATTAAATGCTAAGTTTCCTCGGTGGAGTTCATATTTAGCACCACCACCAGTAGCGCCAGAAACAGGTATTCTTACACATTCTCTTAAGAAATACCAATAGTTTCTTTGGCATTCTATATGTATCTTCTGCTTCATTACAAAATTCAATGCAGGATCGTGTGGATTAATACCAGCAAGATCAGTATCATATAATGCAAGCATAAATGCATTATTCTTAATTCCTTTTTCTTTTAAGAAGTAATGCATATTTAAAAAAGATTTATTTGTAGTCTCCAAGTGAGGATATACTGTCAATGTCATTGGAGATCCAATATTTGGCATAATGACACCTCCATATAAAAATTGAGGATGAAGATAAACTTCATCCTCTAGTTAAGTATTAGCCCATCTTTGTAGGTCTAAGCATTGAAAGTGGCAACTTGCCTTTGATATAAGTCTTCTGAGAAACCTTAGCAGCTTTGCCTGCCTGACCACGGTATTTCTGCATAATTTTACCAATAAGAGCTCTTTCTTTTACTCTGTTCTTTACAAGCATTGACCAGAGTGGATCCTGTCTTTCCTTAGCAAGCTGGAACGCAGCAAGCTTCATTCTTCTAGAAAGGTCATCATTTCTTGTAAGTCTTACTACAGACTGTCTCTTAAGAAGGCCTTCTTCAATAAGCTCTGTACAAACTTCTGATACAGCGAATTCTTCTTTCTGATCGTCTGTCAAGAATGAAAGTTCGTCAAGGATCATGGCTTCAGCAAGTTCATTAGGATTCTGAAGTTCCATTTCCATTATATTTTCTTCAGTTTTGGTATTATTAAATAAACCCATACTATTATTCCTCCTTAAAAATTTAAAATATTATATATTATATTTTTGGAATCAGATATAAATATCCATTTACATTAATGTTATTCTAAGTAAATGTGATTTAATTAAGTTTATACAGGTCCAAAAACATTTAAATACAAGAAAGAAAGGGAGGAAACTTCAATGAATGAACAAGATTTTTTGGAGTCTAGTGCAATACAAAGGTATAAAAATATTGCAATAGACATGTTAAAACTGAATAATCCTGAGATGTCGTATGAAGCTTTAAACTCAGCAGTAGATTATTCTATTAATAAAAGATTTAAGAATTTTAGTCTCAAAATCTATAATAACTACTTAAATCAAACAGTAGATACAGATGGTTTAGAGATTGTAAATTACTTTGAAAACAGAAAGCCTATCATAACATCAGCAGGTGTTATGTGGTATCATCATTCTGAGATGGATAATCCATTCTCAAAATTATTACAGAAGTTTATAGACAATAGAACTAAAGCTAAAAAAGAAATGTTTAAGTATCCGGTTGGATCAGAAATGTTTCAGAAATATAACTTAGTTCAGCTTTTGGCAAAGATCGATGCAAATGCCTTATATGGTGCATTGGGTCAGCCTAATTGTTTATTTTATAACTTGCATGTTGCAGAAAGTACTACTACACAGGGTAGATCATATACTTCTGCATCTTTATTATTCTTTGAATCATTCTTGGCTAATAACGTAAAGTTTGGTTCGTTGAATGAAATTATTACATTCATTCATAACGTCATAGGAGAAAAGAATGAAAGAGTATTTAAAGACTTAGATATCTTAGATGAAGATATAACAGTAGAGGAATGTTGGTATAAGATTATGTCAACAGCAGGATTCTATTGGACTCCAACTGATAAAGATATGCAAATAGTTATGAATATTCTTGAGAGTTTATCACAAGAAGATATAAATAGATTATATTATAAGAATAATCTTTATAGCTTCTTTCTAAATTCTACAATGAAGAAATCTCTTATAAATCTTCTTAAGATGCTTAAGAAACCATTCCTTAATCCGAATAAACCACCAGAAGAAATCAAAGTGGAATTGGATACTGTATTGGATATCGTAAAGGAATATGTATATTATGGTCATCATTATATTGATAGATTAGATAGAGTAGAAATAATGCCAAGAGCAATAGATATAGTTACAGATACAGATAGTAATATCATATCACTTGATGCTTGGTATAGATTTGTACTTGAACTTATCAAAGAAGAAGATATTCATATAGCCCATTGGCTATATGATCCTATTAAGTTTATTAAGGCAGATGAATTTGGTGATTACGAAACTATAAATCCTATTAAAGAAATTAAGGGTAAAATAGATTATAGTTTTGTAGATGATGAGATATTGGAGAAAGAAAGACTTCAAAATCCTATATATCTTATACCGCAAGATTCTTTAAGGCATTCTATTATAAATATAATGGGATATATTGGTTCAGCACTTATAGTTGATTATATGGAAAGGTATACAAAGAATAGTTATTCCTATGATCCTGAGACTCATAAGTGTATGATAATAATGAAAAATGAGTTCTTATTCAAGAGATTATTAGCAACGGATGGTAAGAAAAACTATGCTGATATCAGAGAACTCCAAGAGGGAAATCCAGTATCTAAGTCTAAGTCATTAGCAATAATGGGTTTACCTATAAATAAAAACACATTGTCAGAGGGTGCTAAGAAACAACTTCAAAAGATATTAAAAGATGATATTCTTGACGTTGATAAGATTAATCCATTGACAGTATTAAAGAAGCTTATTATATTTGAGAAAGGTATAATATCTCAGCTTCAAAAAGGCGATAAGAGTTATTATAAGCCTTTAACAGTAAAAGCTATGCATAATTATCCTAAGCCGATGAGTATTCAAGGTATTAAAGCTAGTATAGTATATAATGCTTTGAGAGATGAAGGATATGAAGCATTAGATTTAAGTGCAAGAAATTCTATTGATATCATAAAGGTATCTATAAATAGAGAAAATATAGCACATCTCAGTGTAGATAATCCAAAGAAATATGAGCAAATCATAAAACTCATGAATGAATATACTGAGTTTAGTTCTGAAATAGATTCTGTAGCTCTTCCAATTGGAGAGCCAGTACCACAATGGATAATCGAGTTTATTGATTATAGTTCTATTGTGAATGATAATATAAAGAACTTCCCATTGGATAGTATAGGGCTTTATAGATTTAATAAAGCTAATATAAACTATTCAAACATTTTAAAGCTGTGAGTATTTAGATATTATATATTTAGAATACTTAAAGGAGGAAAAGAAAATGAGTATGACACCGTGTACAAAGTACGAAAACTATTATTGTATGGCTCCATTAGCAACTTATGGATATCAAACAATAATAACAGATGAAGTCAATAGTTCTAATTGGAAAGGATACGTTGATGGAATATTGAATATAATGATGGATAGTATAGAAACAGAATGGTGCCAATCTGTCAAAGTAGAAGTAATATTTCCAGAAGGTCCTTGTAGATTGACTATACAAGACTTATGGTTTAATATGATACTCTGGGGAATGATAGTTAATGTAGGAAGAAGAATACATTCAAATAATTTATATTTCCCAGAAGATATTACTCCTAATTCTATTAAGGAGTGGATAGATAAGAATCATATAGATCCAAATAGAACATTATTGGATCCAGTAATAATAAATAATACTATAGATGATTCTATATATAGATTATTGGATATAGCAAACTTTCAGATGTATTTATGTAATACAATGTGTAATGAAGACTTTATCTTTCTTATGCAAAAGGATAAAGAATTCAATGATTTGATGCATCTTGATTTAAGCGATGTTCCAATAGAAGATGTACCAGATGTTGGTATGAAATATACTAAGAAACTTATAGAGCATATCAAAGATGCAAAGAAATATCTTGGATATGATTTCTGTATTGCTGATTCTTTTAGAACCGGTGAAGGTATTAACCCAGCTCAGTTTAAAGAAGTAGCTGTTAATATAGGTCCTAAACCAGATGGTCATGGAGGAATATTTGAATATTCTATAAATAAATCATTCATGAATAGAGGTTTAGAGACTCTTGAAGATATCTTTATAGATGCCTCTGTAGGTAGACAAGCTCAGATTATCAATAAAGATAATATAGGAACCTCAGGACATTTGGCAAGAATAGTTGGTCTGAATAATGTAGATACAAAAATACATCCAGACCCTCACTATGATTGCTGTACAAAGAACTTTATAATGATAACAATAATTTCAGAAAAAATGTTATCTTTCTTTAGAGATAGATGGTATAGAATGAATCCAGGTGGAGTTGAAAGAATTATCAAAGATGATGATTATCATCTCATTGGTATGACTATATATCTCAGAAGTCCGATGACTTGTGCTAGTCATGCCAAAGGAAAAGGTATATGCTATAAGTGCTATGGTAACTTAGCATATAGTTTAAGACATATAAATCCAGGAAAGAATGCAGCAGAGTCTTTGACTTCTATATTAACTCAAAGACTTCTTTCTGCTAAACATTTGCTTAGAGCATCTGTGGTAGCTATGGATTGGGAAGGTAGTTTTAAAGAATGGATAACCGTTGATGGAAATACCTTAAGATTGAACGACTGCGAATATATTAAAAACCAATTCCTTGAGGTTTATAAGAGTGATATCGAATTGGAAAATGATGATGAGTATGCACAAGCAGCATATTCTATGTCAGAAAAACTTGAGGATTATGATGAATATGCTATGAACTCAAGATATAGCGAAGTATACAATGAGTATGTAACAAGATTTACTATAATAGATGGCGTTAATGAATATCCAATCACTACTAAAGAAAAGGATAAACTTTATATAACTAGTGATTTGAATAGAGCTATCAGAGAATATGGTAAAGGTATTGATGGTGATAAGATAATAATACCATTAAGTGAACTTGAAGGTGTAGATATCTTCTGTATCAAGATTCAGAATAATGAACTTAGTCGTTCATTGTATAGGATTAGTGATATTCTCAATAAGAAAGATGTAACAACATCTATGGATAAAAATCAGATCTTACAAGAAATGATTCAGACTCAGATGGAATGTAATATTTCAGTTATGGCAATTCATTATGAAGTATTATTATCTAATCAAATGAGATCTGCTAATGATGTATTTATGATGCCTAATTGGGAAAATCCTAATGAGGATTATACTATATTGACATTGGATCAAGCATTGATGATGAATCCATCTCCAATAAAGTCATTTATGTATCAAAAGTTCTCTAAGAATTTAGTATCTCCTTTGACATTCAAAAAACATGGTTCTAGTATGTATGATGATTTTGTCAAAGTACATCCACAAAATGATATAGACTATGAAAAGCCAAAGAGTACTAAGAAACATAGGCCTATAAGTCCTATAGAATTAATTACAAATCCAGAATTAGTAACTTCTGAGGTTTGGTTGAATGGTGATGAATAATGGAAAACAAAATTGAAGTTAGACAAACATCCATAGTGGTAAATGATTACCACTATGGAGATTGTAGCAGACTTGAATCATTCTTCATAATACAGGATCCGGTAAATTATTCACTTAATTTCAAATGTGCTAAGTATGATCCTGAGAAATGTATTCTATATCTCCCCAGAGGTATAGATATATGGTATGTAGAAAATCAAGTTAAAGCAAAAGCAACTTTTGCTAAAACAGATGATTTTATGAAAACATCTGATACTATGATTAAAACATTACCTAGAGATGATAGACAATCTGAAGCATTAAGATTTATTCTAGGTAATAAAGAGTATAGTTGGACTAATGATTATTCTCAAAAGCTAATAGCTTGTCCTACAGGATTTGGTAAGACATATATTACTATTGCTGCTGTAGCATATCTAAGTGTACCTGCAATAATAATAACCAGTTCTGTAGAATGGTTAAATCAGTGGAAAGTTCGTATACAAGAATATACTGATATAACCAAAAAACAAATATGTCATATCACTGGAACTTCTGATATACATAAGCTTCTTAATAATCCTAAATTGATAGATAGATATAAAATATATCTTGTATCTCATCAGACATTAGAAACTTATGCTAAGAATACCAGTTGGGAAAGTATTGGAGAATTGTTTAGATTCTTGAAATTATGTATAAAGATTTATGATGAAGCCCATCTTAATTTTGATAATATGTGCAAGATAGATTATGCTAGTAATACTTATCTTACATTATATCTTACTGCGACCCCAGCAAGGAGTGATAAAGATGAGAATGCTTTATATAAGTTATATTTTAAGAATGTTCCTAAGCTAGATATGTTCGATGAAGATCTAGATCCTAGGACAGAATATATAGCAATGTTCTATAATTCTGAACCAACACCAAAAGACATGAAATTCTGTTCTAATAGAATATATGGTATTGATAGAAATAAGTATACTAATTATGTAGTAAAACAAGAGAATTTTCAGAATATGCTTATGATATTAATGCATCATATAAGAACAGAAGTAGATGGTAAAGTTCTAGTTTATATAGGAACAAATGATGCTATAAAATATGTATATGATTGGATAATGGAAAATTGTCCAGATTTTTATGGTAGAGTTGGTATATTTACATCTGTATCTGATAAGAGCACTAAGCAAGAGCAATTAGAAAAAGATGTCATTTTATCAACTACCAAGTCTTGTGGTGCTGCCATGGATATAAAAGGCTTAAAAGAGACAATCGTACTTGCTGAGCCTTTTAAATCAGAGGTAATTGCGAGGCAAACTTTAGGAAGAACTAGAGATAAAAATACTTCATATAGAGAATTAGTTGATACCGGATTTTACCAAACCAGAAAATATTATTATGCTAAAGAACCTATATTTGAGAAGTATGCTACTAGTTGTTCTACAGAAAAATATAATGATAATATTATATATCAGAAGTTAGATGAAATAGATAGATGGAAACAAAATCCGAAGAGAAAATCTAAGAGACCTATGTCTCCTATAATATTCTTTGATGATTAATCTATAAAACCATACAGGATGAGATATATTCTCATCCTGTTTTAATATGTTTTTTGGATACATATTATTACAATGATAACAAAATATATTTAATTCTTAAGGAGGAATTTAAAATGAAAACAGGAAAAAGATTTAGTTTAAATGATGCTATAGGAAAGTATATGTCTGAGAAAGATATAGACTTAGAAAGCCCAAATGTCATGGATGCAAAGCTTGCAGCTGGAATATATAAATTTCCAACAGTATGTAATATATCTAAAGATGAGAAAGATGTCTGGATAGATAAATATTTCTCTTCTAAAGATCATTATCCAATTGCAATTATAGATAACAAGTTATATACAAGTTATGCTATATCAATTGGTCTTGATGAAGGATATTTTACAATTAATAATGGGAATTTATTTATATCCGATGAGCGGCCAGTACAAAATCCAATATGGATTAAGACAGAATTAGAAAATATAGTACTTCCAACTTATTATGCTAATATGGACTTATTCTTAATTATTGAGCGTTGTACAGAATTTGCTGCTCATTGCTATTATTATAATAAAGATTTATACTTTAGAGAATGGGTATATCCAAAGAATGATGTTCTTAAATATATAATATCAGAAAATTATAATAATAAACAAAAAGCAAAAGCTATAAATAACTGCG